TGCCAGTTCCCCTCCGATACTACGCCGCCCACACTGGACGGTGGGGTGGTGACGACAAATTGAATTTGCAGAATCTGCCGAGATCATCGCTGTTGAAGAAAGCGATTCTTGCGCCTTACGGCTACATGATTATTGACTCAGATTCATCGCAGATTGAAGCACGTACGCTCGCATGGTTAGCGGGGCAGGACGATTTGGTGGAAGCATTTGACAGGGGCGAAGATGTATACAAGATCATGGCATCGGCTATTTATGGCAAGGCAGTTGAAGACATCACGAAGGACGAGCGGTTCGTCGGTAAGACGACTATCCTTGGTGCGGGCTACGGCATGGGCGCGGCAAAGTTTAAGGCGCAACTCAAAACTTTTGGTGTTGAAATTACGCTTGAAGAAGCGCAGCGAATTATTGATACGTACCGAGCTACTTATCCGAAAATCCCTCTACTGTGGAAAGCTGCGGCGAATGTCCTCCCTGCCATTATCCGTGAGCAGACGACAGCGTTTGGGCGCGGCGACATACTTAAAGTAGATGGTGCGGAAGGCATTCTGTTACCCAACGGACTGCGCTTGAAGTACCCCAACCTGCGCCAACGCACGGACGAAGAAACCGGCAAGGCCGAGCTTGTGTACGACACCAAGAAGGGCAAGGCAGTCATCCCCAATCGAATCTATGGCGGCAAGGTGATTGAGAACGTATGCCAAGCACTTGCACGTATCGTGATAGGTGAGCAGATGTTGATGGTGGCCAAGAAGTATCGCGTAGTCATGACAGTGCATGATGCCGTTGCTTCTATCGTGCCCGAGAACGAAGTTGAAACAGGTAAAGAGTACGTGGAAATGTGTATGCGCTTACGTCCATCATGGGCACCCGAGTTACCGCTGAACTGCGAAGCAGGGTACGGCAGAAGTTATGGAGATTGTTAAATGAGTATCGTCTGGTCGTTCAGTAGCCTGAAAACATTTCAGCAGTGCCCCAAGAAGTACTATCACACCAAGATAGCTAAGGACGTTGTTGAGCCTGATACACAGGCAACGCTGTACGGCAAGACCGCGCACACTGTTGCCGAGGAATACATTCGAGATGACAAACCAATCCCTCCTGCGTTTGAGTACATGCAAGACACATTGGATGTACTGAAAAACATCAAGGGCGAGAAGCTGTGTGAAGTGAAGTTGGGTTTGACCAAGGACTTGGAGGCTTGTGAGTTCCATGCACCGGACGTGTGGTGGCACGGTATCGCTGACTTGGTCGTACTCAATGAGGCAAAGGGTCTGGCACATTCTGCTGACTACAAGACCAGTAAGAGTGCGCGGTATGCGGACACCAAGCAACTTGACCTTGTGGCGGCTGGAATCTTTGCCAAGTTCCCCAAGATCAATCGAGTGAAGTCCGCGCTGATATTCACTGTAAGTAAAGAGTTTGTGAAGGCCACGCACCACCGCGAAATGATGCCGAAGTATTTGGAGCAGCCAGCAAAAGATGTTGCACGGATTGAGGCGGCATTGGAGAATGGGGTGTGGAATCCAATCAGTGGCCCACTGTGCAAGTTTTGCGCAATCAAGCAATGCGAATACAACAGGAGTTGAAATGACCGAAGACGAAGAAAACCAAGCGGCGGCTTACATCAAGTTGCAAGACGATGTGAAAGAATTGGTTAAGCAAAAGCTGATTGAGATTCTTGGAAGCTACGACAATGACGTTGTGATAAAAATTCAAAACGTAATTCTTGGTAACCAAGCGTTTGATATTCGTGTAAAACAAGTTATTACCAACCAAATGCAGAGGTAACCATGCCATACGTAAATAAACCCCGACCATATAAAAAAGAATACAAGCAACAAGTTGACCGAGGCGAACATGAAAACAGAATGGATAGACAACGTGCAAGAAACGATATGGACAAACGAGGCATTGACCGTACTGGAAAAGACATCGACCATGTGGTTCCCCTTTCCAAAGGGGGCACTAATGCTAAGGGAAATCTTAAACTCAAAACGCCGAGCGCTAACCGCTCGTTCACCCGCAATTCTGACCACACGGTCAAAACCAATAAGCCAAAAAAATGAACATATCAGAGTATGAGTGGCCTCGTCCGCCGGGGTTTACTCCGTTCGATCATCAGAAAGTTACATCAGAATTTCTTGTCAACAACCCAAAGTCGTTTTGTTTTAACGAGCAGGGTACAGGCAAGACAGCATCAGTGATTTGGGCAGTAGATTATTTGATGAAGTTAGGTGTAGTCAAGCGTGTGTTGGTGATCTGTCCGCTGTCGATCATGAAGTCGGCATGGCAAGTAGACTTATTTAAGTTTGCAATACATCGCACAGTGTCAATAGCGCACGGCTCAGCTAAGAAGCGCAAAGAGATCATCAATGCGGGGTCAGAGTTTGTCGTAATCAATTTCGATGGTGTTGGAGTCGTTAAGAATGAACTGCTTAAAGGTGGGTTCGATTTGATCGTGGTTGATGAAGCGTCAGCGTATAAGAATGCTCAGACAGATCGTTGGAAAGACCTGCGCGATCTAACAAAAGTTATTAAGGGTTTGTGGATGTTGACCGGAACCCCAGCCGCTCAGTCGCCTGTGGATGCTTACGGATTGGCAAAGCTGATTAACCCAAAGGGCATCCCGATGTTCTATGGTCAGTTTAGAGATCAGGTGATGTACAAGATCAGTGAGTTCAGATGGATACCCCGCCTTGAAGCTAAACACATTGTTCACAAGGTACTTCAACCCGCTATTCGGTTCGAGAAGAAGCAGTGTATTGACTTACCCCCGTTGACATTTGTTGACCGTGATGCGCCGATGACGACACAGCAGATGGGCTTTTATAAGTTGTTGAAATCTCAGATGCTGATCGAGGCAGGGGGCGAAGAAATCTCTGCGGTAAACGCCGCCGTAAAGGTTAGCAAGCTGCTTCAGATTGCATGTGGGTCAATCTACACCGATACCGGTGAAGTTGTGGACTTTGATGTGTCCAACCGCATGAGCGTGGTACGTGAGGTGGTAGATGAGAGCAGTAACAAGGTGCTGATATTTGTGCCCTTTACCCATACCATCGCACTGCTTAAAGACTACTTGACCAAGCACCACATAACCTGTGAAGTCATCAACGGAGAAGTGAGCGTTAACAAACGATCAGACATTGTTCAGCGGTTTCAAAACAACCCCGAACCCAAAGTTCTCATCATCCAACCACAAGCGGCCTCCCACGGATTAACCCTAACTGCCGCCGACACTATCGTCTGGTACGCTCCCTGTACCAGCGTAGAAACATACCTCCAAGCCAACGCACGAATTGACCGTCCCGGTCAGGTCAACCCAATGACAGTCGTGCATATAAACGGCAGTCCGATAGAGACAAGGATGTACGGCCTCTTGCGAGGCAACGTGAGTAATCACAACCAAATCATTGACCTTTACCGACAAGAAATAATTTCTGAAGGTACTTGACAATGTCAAGTTCTGTGATAGACTGAACCCCCAAACAAATGGAGCTAACTATGGACGCATTAGAAGTTCAGGACGAAGTCACCACTTCATCCTTACCCCTCGACAAACTTGCCGGTATCTACATCAAGATACGCGATGCCAAGGACAAACTCACAGCAGACTACAAACAGCAATGCGCTGATCTGGAAGAACAGATGGGCGTACTTGAGACTGAGATGCTTGAGACTTGCAAAACAATGAATGCGGACAGCATTCGCACAAAAGCTGGCACGATCATTCGCTCAATAAAGTCACGGTATTGGACGAACGATTGGGATTCTATGTATCGTTTCATCAAAGACAACGATGCGTATGGCCTGCTGGAAAAGAGACTTCATCAGACACACATGAAAGAGTTTCTTTCCGAGAATCCCGACCTGCTTCCTATGGGCTTGAACGTAGAAAGCGAATACACCGTGGTTGTACGACGTTCTAAGGAAAACTGAAAATGAGTGAAAACGACTTGAGTACAGAGCAAATCCTGCGCCTCCAAGCTATGCAAATGGCAGTAGCGCATATTACCCAACATGTTGAGAGTAGGTCTGATCTGACCACACTAGCAACTGAAATTTATAAGTTCATCAAAGGAGAAACTGAATGAGCAACATTGCACTTTTAAACCAAGACCTCCCCGACTTCCTGCAAAACGCTGGAGTCAGTGATCTTACAAAAAACCTCGCTGGTCGTACTGGCGTTAAACGTATTGTCCCCAAGAACGGAATCTTCCGTAAAGTGGTTGGCGGTGAAGAAATGGGTAAAGTCAAAGGTGACTTGGAAGTTGTTGTTATCAACGCTTCTCCTAAAGTTGGTCGTATCTTTTACGCTCAGCAGTGGACACCGGAAGCCGAGCCAACCGCACCCGACTGTTTCTCGAATGATGGCAACGTGCCTGACGCTGGTTCTACCAATGCTCAGTCTGATCGTTGCGATACATGCGATAAAAACATAAAGGGTTCAGGCATGGGTAACTCCAAGGCTTGCCGCTACTCACGTCGCATCGCTGTGAACTTGGTAGAGGACTTCGGTACTTCACTTGAAGGTTCTGTGTACCAGATGAACTTGGCCTCCAAGTCTTTGTTTGGTGACAGCGTCGGTGACAACACTCACCCCTTTGAGAGCTACACCAAGTACTTGGCCAACAACGGCAAGAGCTTGGACTACGTTGTTACACAGTTGAGCTTCAATGAAGACAACGACAACCAGTCCATCCTGTTCACTCCTTTGCGCTTCATCAACAAAGATGAGTACACCGTGACCAGCAAGGCCGCTATTCTGCCTGAGACACAGAAGATGGTCACCATGACACCGTACCAAGCCGATACATCTGGCCGTACGCAGAAGTTGGAAGCGCCGAAGGCCGAGGCCGCTAAGCCTACAGCGTCAGCCCCTGAAGCTGAAGCCGAGGAACCCAAGAAGCGTGAGTCCAAGAAAGCTGAAGTCCCTACACCGACTGCCAAGAAGAGCCTCGCCTCTGTTGCGGCAGCATGGTCAACGGACGAGGAATAACGCATGTCCTACGGTTACAGCCAAAAGTTAGTTGATGCCAACGCAAAGGCTGATGCTGAATCTTTGGGCGTAGCCTTGGGCCGCTTCTGTATAGATAGGGAGATTACCGCTACTGCCGTAGCGAAAGAGCTTGGTGTGAGCCGCATGACGGTTTACAACTGGTTCTGGGGCGAGTTCGCCCCGTCTCCCACCTACTCTGAACAGATAGAGCGTTTCATGGCACGGCACAAAAAGCGCAAATAACAATGTCCACATTTGATCTGCTTGACACCGTACTCCCCACGGAGGGACGGTACTGCGTGATTGGTATAGGGCGGTTTCCCGATCAGAGGTTTGCAGATACCAGAGAAGAAGCTGAAGAAATAATCCAAGAGTTTGTCCGTGACAAAGTTGATGCTTACTTTGCTTGTGCCAAGTTTGGTGAGGCAGATGACCGGACACACGACAACGCCAAGTACTTCCGCTCAGTGTGGATAGACATTGATTGCGGCCCGACCAAGGGCGTACCAAATGCCAAGGGGATTATTGAAGGCTACCTTGACCAGCACATTGGGTTGGCCGAGTTCAAAAAGTTCTGCAAGGCTGTCGGCCTATCTCAACCAATCTTAGTGAATTCCGGCAACGGCATTCACGCTTACTGGCTACTTGAAGAAACGCTGTCCCGCAAAGAATGGGAACCGTTGGCCAAGCGGCTTAAACAACTGTGCAAAGAGCATGGCCTGATTGTTGATGAGCGAGTATTTGAGGCATCGCGTGTTCTGCGCCCGATGAATTCATTCAACTTTAAAAACCCAAGCAACCCAAAACCGGTAGAGATTTGGAACGAGAACTCAGCGAGGATTCCAGCCGAGCAGATGCGCTTACTTCTTGGCGCACCAGAACCTAAACCGGAAGAAGAAAAGCCAGACTTCGTGCCTTCGGCAATGAGT